AAGAGAGACTAAGCTCTCTTTATTTATAGTGTGAAATTGCGACTACGTTGTTCGTAGTACGCTCTGTCAATACTACCTCCTTCTTCTTCGTAATCGTCAGATTCAAATTTTTCTTCTAATTCAGATAGATCCAAATTTAGATCTTCGAATTTAAATTCTGTTTTTTCTAATAATTTCTTTATGAAGATTTCTACTTCATCTTTTGTACCACGAACTGCAAGAGGTGCCCAATAGTCACTCTCATAAGAGTACATTAGTTCACCGTCCTCCACATACCGTTCTTCCATGTGGATATCTAAATAATTCACCCAATGTTTAGATATTGTTATCTCCTCTTTAATAATAGTTTCAAAGAAGTTTTTAAGAAAGGTTTCTACAAGGCCTTGTTCCTCAAACTCTTTTAGCTTGTCAATTTCCCTTTTAAGATAAATTTCAATATCATTAAATTCCACATCTTCGATATTATGATATTCTCGTACAAGCCAATCTTGCACTTCTTCAATAACCTTGCGATTTTCAATATAGCAATATCCTCTAATTTCCATTTTATTTTCCTCCTAAATTACTAATAACAAATGGATCCCAATAGACTCTCACGTCTATTTCGCTATTATAGTATATAATCATAAAAGCCATAAATTACACAAAAAAAGAAGTAAGGAATAATTCCTTACTTCTTGATTTATTTAAAATACAGGATATCCAAGATCGTCTATAAAATCATGTTTATTAAAGACATATTCTTTTGTTTTAGTAAGAACCACATCTGAATTTCTATATAATCCTAATCCTCTCCAGACATGCCATTTACTTAGCATATTGGAAATAATAGATAGGTTTTTAGATTCGTAAATATTATTATTAGTTAGATCAATCTCTAGATATCTAGCTATATTTATTATAGATCTAAAATCTAAGTCTTTAATCTCAGTAGTTAGTGATTCACATAATGAACCTTTGAACTTCTCATTATCTTTTGTAACAGTATTGAATAGAATAAGTTTTAATCTAATATATGGGTCAAGCTTGCATAATTCATCCTTTAGTGCTTTATCCTGTCTCATTATTTCTTCCAATCCAACAATAAAATCTTCAGTATACTTACAATAGTTATTATACTTATTATTTTCTATTATAGCTTCAAACATAAGTTTTACCTCCAATTAACTCATAAAATAAAATGGATCAGTATCTAAACTATCATAGTATGGATACTCACCATTAGTATAATCTCTTATATTCTCTTTCATTCGTGTATATTGAATACTGAGCTTATCCCATACGCGCCACAATCCTAATATATTGGATAATACATTTAGGTTAGTAGTAACAGTACCATCCATAGATTTGTATTCAGCCTTTTCATCTATGCCTAGATAATTAGCTAATTTGATAAGAGATTCTATATCCATATAATTAGTTTGGATTTTGAATGTATGGCTTAATAGCAAATTATCTAAAGGATTATCCTTGATACTAGAAAATAAAATAAATTTTATCTTGCCAAAAGAATCATATTTATCCCAAGACCTTTTAAAATTTTTATTTTTCTTATACAAAGTCTCTATATGCTCTACCAATTCATCTATTGAATTAACAAAGCCCTTGTAACCAGATTTTGCATCTTTTATTATAGCTGAAAACATAATATAACCTCCTAATATTTACACACAACAAAAAAGAAGAGGAAATTAATCCTCTTCTTATTTTAGTAATTGATGGATAACCACTGCTAATACTGCAATGATAATCATAGCCTTCATACTCATTTCAACACCCCATTTTTAATCAATTCATAAATTATTACGATAATAGCAGTCACAACAGTTGCTATTATTGAAAATTTATCATTCATTAAATTTCCTCTCTGTAATTAGGAACGAATTTCTTTATTTTTTCTTCATCTAATTTACCACTATCTAGCAATTGGAATGAAATATCCATTGCGTAGATATAATAGAGAGTATCTTCGACCCCATCTATATACATCCATTCTCCATCATCTCCAACTCTAACCCATAGATTGTTATATTTTGGGTGATATTGGAAATAAACTATCTTATTTGTATTATACTCATTTACAGCTACAGCACCTTCTATTACATCGCTATTTTCTATATTGTGATAAGTAAAAGAAGATTCATCATATGTAGCTACTTGAATAGGTGTTCCATCATCATAATACCCTGAATAGATATTATCATATGCATAAGATGTATTTGGAATTAATAAGATTCCAAATAAGAATAGAATAGATAGTATTATAGATTTAAAATTCATAAGATACTCTCCTTAATTAAAAACTAATATCGTTGAGTCATCATTTGATAAGTTCCATGATCTAAAATGTGACTATTGTTGTTACGCATTACATCTACAATGTATTTTGCAACATAATAACGTGGTTCAGTACCCATTGGTCTAATAGGATTTGTTTCATCCCAATGATCTGACCCTTTCATAGATGTCTTCATGATACCGCTTTTTAGATAGATTTCAAAGTCCATTACAGAATCTTGATCCATATTGTTGATAGTAATACTACCAGTAACTTTTTCATTTGTTGTTGTATACTCTAGAGTATCTGGATATACATAAGTCTCTGGGTATGCAGATACTTTCATCTTACCTTTAGCATCTACATTTTTTGTGATTTTTTGATTATCCTCTTTAATAGGAGGATGGGAACTTTGAACACTCATATCTTTAGAAGAGGAGTATTCTGTATTTGTTGCTGCAGTAGTATTAAAGATATCATAATTATTTTGCAAATAGCCTGCACCACTACCAACTACACAAGCTAATACTAAAACTGCAATATGTTTTGCTTTCATCATTTTTATTCTCCTTAGTTATCAATACTTGGGATAGTTCCATCTTTAATTAAGTGGAACAACTGCATCAATGTAACAGTATTCAATCTTTCACCTGTTTCAGTTTCTTCGTTGTTAAGCCACATGCGATAGAAGATATAATAAGTTACACTCTTATCAACTTCGAATGTTGAAGAATCCATTTTGATTGGACCCCATTTAGCACCCTGAACTTTTTGTCCATCCACTTTACCAGTAGTTAGATAGAACTTCCCAGTATTTTTATCCCATAAATAATAAACTTCTATTTCTGGATTGTTTCCATTTAGTTTACCTTCTAGGTCTTTAACTTTCATTGTGACTCGACCTTTATAAACATTCTCTTTATCAGTTTTAAACAATCCAAAACTTTCTGAAACAAAGTTAATTCTTAAAGCTCCTGTAACGTCATCTCGCACATATGTACTGAATGCACTTACGTTAGTGCATGCAAAAAATAGGCTTAGTACCACTACCAATTTAGCTACTGTCTTCATAATTTCTTTCATTTTATTCTCCTTTTAGACAAAATAGAAGAGAATGGGAACTCACCCCATTCTCTTTAACGTGTGTGTAGATTAACCGCGATAACGTTTTGGTTTAACCAATGCCAATACTTCTTGGCAACAGGTTGCATACTCCATCAAGAAGGAGCGGATAGGAACTTTGATATAATTTACACGAGTCTCATCTCGTTTAAAATCAACAGGTCCTTTTGCTAGCTCTGTCTCAATAGCGAATACACTTTCAGCAAGAGAGTTAAACATTCTTGCTTTAATAGCATCAATAGTAATAAGAGTTTCATTAGAATACTCTACGGCATATTTAGATGCTAATAATGCCATCTTGTCATAATTGAATGTTTTTTCCAAACAATTCTTTTCACGAACTAATAATTTGATAATAGAGATATTGTTTTCATTTCTTTTATCAAATACACCGTTAGTTACGAATGCAGAAAAGATAGCATCGATGAATGGTTGAATATTTGTTTTCAACTCATTTGGATGAAGCACATCGAATTCTTCTTTCATAGAATCAAAAGATACTCCATCAAGACCACGTTCTGTAATATGCAAGAATCCTGCTGTTGGATCTTGGATATTGTTTTTAAGAACGTCTTTAATGTAGCAGATTGTAGGGAAATGTTTGATGTGGGCTTTATTCCCTTTCATCATTAGATCATTGGCTGCATTTTGACATTTTCCATATTCTACAACTTCAGATACAGGACGGCCATAGTTATCATACTTATCTTGTTGATAACTGTTGTAATTACTCTTAGATGTTGGTGTACCATAATAAGAGCTTTTTGTTGTAGTAGATTTACCATATTTTGGTTTGGAGTAATTGTTGTTACGGTTTCCTCCACGAGAATAACTACCACGTTTTTGATTGTTGCTGTTTGTTGTTTTCATTTTAAACAAACCTCCTCTTAAAAAAATAATTGACTTAAACAAAATACCTGTTTTCTTTAACTCAGGTTCACTATTATAGTATATAACTGAAACTGATTTTTACAAGAGGATATGATATAGAGTGTTAAACTCTATATCACAAGCCCCTAAAGAGTAGAAGAAAAGAAAACTTACTTTAAGAGGTACGCTGAACCTCTAATATATAGTATACCTATCTATGATTTTTTACATCCATAGGAGAGCCAGTTCCAATACACATATCAGACTTTTTAGGTTCTACAAATGGTTCTTCTTTTTTCTTATTTAACTTCTTTCTGCTATAAGTCACCTTATTAGCATCATAGTCATTCAAAGCACGTCTAGCACTTACATAAATATTATTATTCATAGTACCCATCCTTTCTTATACTGGAAACATTTAGATAATTGTACAATTTATTTTACTCTAGAGTTATTTAAGGAGGATTAACATTGGATATCCTAGCTAAAACTAAACTTAAAGACGCTTATGATGATATCGAAATAGCGATTCAGAATATAAAGAAAGATCCAAAACAAGAATTTATTTTGGATTTACAAAATGCATTGAATAAATTCTTTGATGCTAAATGTCTTAGAGTTTTATACACTAATAATACAGACAAACTATTTTTTGGTATCTATGCCATGCCTAAGATTGATGCAGAACAAGTAATCAAAATCATCACTGGTGGTGAAAAATACGTTATCGACCAATATTACTTAGAATTAGATTCTAAATTGTTCCAAGAAGATATCAATCTTTCTGCTAAAGAAATTGCTGCTCTTCTTATGCACGAAGTATATAACTTGGTAAGCGATGCTGCTCCATGTGAATCTGTATGTAAAGCAATTGATGCTCATCTTACAAAAAATAATGACGTATTAAAGATCTCTGACTCTATCCACTATATGGAATTACTATCCTATGGTTTCAGAGATGCTGTTCGTAAATTTATTACTATCTTTGATAAAAAAGAAGTAGATAATAATCCTGTTATGAATGATTTCTTTGAATGGTGTGGTTATGAACAAAATATCAAATCTGCATTCAACAAGATTGCATTGAATTGGTACAACTACAACAAAGAAATCAATAATAAATTTATCGTATTAGCATGGGTACTAAGAGTATACAAAAATGTTCGTGATAACCGAATTCCTGCTCTTATGATGATTGATCGTTGTAAACAATTATCCCCTTCTAAGATTGAAATCAAAGAATTGGATAATATTGCTAGACGTTTAAATCGTATTGATGACGATGCATTGATTGAATCTGCTGGTACGGCTGAGCATATCTTATATGAAGAAGTAAAATCCTCTATCCTTCCTAATAAGAAAATGAAATCTGTTCCAGAAGCAATGGAAGATGATTTAGTTAAGATAGCTATGGAACAACAAAATGCATTAGAAAATGAACCTGATGCTATTCCTATGCTTATGGCTAATATCAATTCTAAACTTGCTTATCTTCAAGACTACGTTGAAAATAATCAACTTACAAAAGAAGAATTCAAACAACTTGATCGTATGTATAAAGAACTTACAGTTAAACGCGATCAATTATTTAAAGGCGATCTTTATGATACACGCATGAAGATCTATGATGAATACGAACTTGAAGCTGAACAATAAAAAAATAAGAGAAGGGA